TTACGGGGTAATGCCAACCGCTGCCGCCACTTTGTCGCCACTTGGCAGCGTTGCCAGAGGATTGAAACGGAGCGCCGTTTCCAGATGATCCGGTGCCAGATGTGCGTAACGCATAGTCATTTTTATATCGTGGTGTCCGAGAATTTTTTGTAAGGCCAGAATGTTTCCACCCGACATCATGAAGTGCGCCGCAAACGTATGGCGCAGAACGTGTGTGAGTTGACCGCGAGGGAGCACGATAGACGTTTTTTCCATCACGGATAAAAATTGAAAATAGCAGTCTGTGAAGAAATTGAACCCATCAAGCGCCATGATCTCTTCGTAAAGCTCTTTACTGATAGGGATGCTTCTGTTTTTCTTCCCCTTCGTTCTTACAAAGGTAATTCGGTATTTGGTCACCTGTGAACGAGTAAGATTTACGGCTTCTCGCCAGCGTGCGCCTGTGCTTAAGCATATCTTAACTACCAGTGCCAGAATTGGGTCCTGACGTTTGCAATCAGCCAGTAATTCAACAATCTGCTCATGGGTAAGCCATGCCATCTCTTTTTCTGCGATGGTGAATTTTCGCATGTTCTCCAGTGGGTTCGGATACGACCATTCGCCCAGGCGGGATAGTTCGCTAAAAACACTACTTAGATAGCTTTGCTCCAGATTAATGGTGACCGGGCTTGCTCCTTTCTTCCATTTCTCGCTGAAGTAGATCTCACCTGTCAGGCGTTTATCTCGATAGTGGGCAAACATTTTAGAGGTTAGATCAGTTGCAGGGGGATTGCCCAGAGCGTCAACCATCAGCAGCAATTTGTCATAGACATGCTGCCCAGCAGTCAGTGATTTACCATGTAGTTTGAACCATAGCTCAACCACGTCTTTCAGTGTTCGACGATCCACTGATTCACCTAGCCAGGGCTTTGCTTCGGTTTCTTCCATCGTGTGACGCTCAAAAGCCAGTGCTTCGCCTTTGGTGGCGAATTGTTTACGCACACGACGCCCACTACGTCCGGCGGGGTAACATTCGCAAAGCCATTTTCCTGTGGTGAGTTTTCGTACAGCCATAAAAAATGCCCTCCAATAGAGAGCATTTTTACTGTATGTATAACCAGTGTCAATGTATGAAATCCTGCGACCATACATCTCACTGAAGCCATAATGAAGTAGGCTATTCTTTTTGCTATGTGATCATGTAACTTTTGCGGTTAACCTGTGGCTCATTTTTATTTTAGGCGCAGATATAAAAGCAAAAGTTATCGTGAGTTTTTAGTACAGATTTTTTTGGATTTACTAATAGTTCCATCATTGCAAACGAATTTGCCATCAGAGGTACAGTGAGAAACACCTCCCTTTTTCCCTGAGCAGGGATAATTTCTAGCATAGGTAGCTAGTGGGTTTAATAACAAAGAACATGACAAAACCACAAAAAATACCTTACCAAGCATAATTTCCTCCCGGTACTATTTAACATACTTGACTGTTAAACTTATAATTTTACCAATTATTTCAATGTCTTCTATCTTACATTCGAAGGCTCTGTTTCCACCCTCGACGAAGATTCTTCCACCGGGTAAACGAGTAATGTCACGGATCGTTATTTCGCCATCAATACTTATTACCCATTTACCATCACGTATATCATCAAATTCCTTATCACAAATAAATTCAGAATTATTATCTGTGATTACAAAAAGATTCTTGAATGCCGACGGTAGAAATTCTCTATCGAAAATATAAAAACCGTCTTCACACAAGGCCCCATCAGATAATACATATTTAGCAACTTCCATAGTATTTGTATTACCTGAAGTTTGCTTTGAACCATGCCCGGTTGTGAGCCAATTAAGCGAGGTGCCTGTTTCAAGGGCGCACTGGATTACCCATTCTGCTGGGAATGAGTCACGCATGTAGCGTGTGGCGAGTGTACTTTTAGAGATTCCTAAATGATCGCACAACGCCTGTCGAGTCTTGAATCCATAAGCTTCTACCATGCGCTCTATGGCGCCTCGTCCGCCTTTCTCCAAATTCATGGTCACTCCAAGTGAACTTTTATCTTGACGATTTCACTGTGCGATCGTATGTTTATGGTGTTCACAAAATACAAACGATCCGTATTCGTCCTGATTAATCATCATTAAACGAGGAATGTTGCATCATGAGACCTAACATTTCAATCACTCTTACCACGCCTCATGTGACTATTGAACGCTATAGCGAGCTGACAGGGCTATCCATCGATACCATCAATGACATGTTGGCTGATGGACGCCTTATCCGTCACCGTCTGCGCAAAGATAAAAAACGCGAAAAAGTGATGATCAACATAGCAGCAATGACCGTTGATGCGCTTTCAGAATGCAATCTAAACCTTAATTAGTTCGATTCTGAAATACATCAGAGGCATTGACCATGTTTGATTACCAAGTTTCCAAACATCCACATTTTGATGAAGCCTGTCGTGCATTTGCACTGCGCCACAATCTGGTGCAACTGGCAGAACGTGCAGGCATGAATGTGCAGATTCTGCGGAACAAGCTGAACCCAGCTCAGCCTCATTTATTAACCGCACCAGAAATCTGGCTGCTTACCGATCTGACTGAAGATTCAACGCTGGTAGATGGTTTTCTGGCACAGATTCATTGTCTGCCATGTGTACCGATTAATGAGGTGGCAAAAGAGAAACTGCCACATTACGTCATGAGTGCAACCGCAGAGATCGGGCGTGTTGCTGCAGGTGCGGTGTCTGGCGATGTAAAAACCTGTGCCGGTCGTCGTGATGCTATCAGTAGCATTAACTCTGTAACACGACTGATGGCGCTGGCGGCTGTTTCATTGCAGGCCCGTTTACAGGCTAATCCTGCGATGGCGAGTGCAGTTGATACCGTGACTGGCCTCGGTGCTTCATTTGGTTTGCTGTGAGGTGCTTATGCTGACGAAAGAACCATCATTTGCATCGCTGCTGGTTAAACAAAGCCCGGCAATGCATTACGGTCACGGCTGGATCATGGGGGAGGATGGTAAACGCTGGCATCCGTGCCGTTCACAAGATGAATTGCTGGCAGAACTATCTACGAAAAAACGGGGGAACAAATGGCTATTGAAGGCACTGCGGCGACTGTTCCATTAAGCCCCGGTGAACGCCTGAATGGACTTAATCACATTGCGGAGTTAAGGGCGAAAGTTTTTGGCCTAAATATTGAGTCAGAGCTTGAGCGGTTTATTAAAGATATGCGTGATCCATGGGATATCAATAATGAACAAAATAAAAGGGCACTGGCTGCCATATTCTTTATGGCAAAAATTCCAGCTGAACGTCATAGCATCAGCATTAATGAGCTGACCACTGACGAAAAGCGGGAGTTGATTAAAGCAATGAATCATTTTCGTGCAGTGGTGAGCTTATTTCCCAGACGGCTAACCATGCCGAATTAACCAACTAATGAAATTAATGGCGTAAACCCGCCGGGCATCCCTTTATCTAAATTCAGGAGAATTGATTATGCGTAATATTGAAACCCTCACGACTAAAACCGGACCGGATGATGCAGGGCTTAATATTTTACTGACAGAGGCTCGTCTGGAAGAACGCCGGGCAAGGGCTGAAGCAATGGCAGCTCGCCTTGATAGCCTGGCGTGTCATATCACATCCCGCCAACTAAACCACGTCGAAGCGGCAGAACTGCTGCGTGTGACTGCTGAAGCAATCCAGAACGAAGCGCAGGAGATCCACTGATGGCTGATGCAATGGATCTCGTACAGCAGCGCGTTGAAGAAGAACGCCAGCGCCACATCCGTGCTGCCCGTGCCAAAACACCGGGCGTGTCTCGCGTGCTTTGCATAGAGTGTGAAGCGCCAATTCCGCCAGCACGCCGCCGCGCCATTCCGGGAGTGCAGCTTTGCATTACCTGTCAGGAAATCGCAGAGCTGAAAGGTAAACATTACAACGGAGGTGCTGTATGAGCACCATCCTGAAATGGGCGGGAAATAAAACCGCCATTATGCCAGAACTGAAAAAACACCTTCCTGCTGGCCTGCGACTGGTTGAACCTTTCGCGGGTTCCTGTGCAGTGATGATGGAAACGGATTACCCCAGCTATCTGGTTGCGGATATTAATCCTGATTTAATCAACCTCTATAAAAAGGTTGCCGCTGATTGTGAATTATTTATATCTCGCGCCAGAGTTTTATTTGAGGAAGCAAACAGGGAGGTGGCTTATTACAACATAAGGCAGGAGTTTAACTACTCAACTGAAATTACTAATTTCATGAAAGCGGTATATTTCCTGTATCTCAATCGACATGGTTACCGTGGGTTATGTCGCTATAACAAGAGCGGGCATTTCAACATTCCCTACGGTAATTATAAAAATCCGTATTTCCCTGAAAAAGAAATTCGCGCATTTGCAGAGAAAGCCCAGCGGGCAACGTTTATCTGCGCCAGCTTCGATGAAACGCTGGCGATGTTGCACGCGGGGGATGTTGTGTATTGCGATCCGCCTTATGACGGTACGTTTTCCGGCTATCACACTGATGGCTTCACTGAAGATGACCAGTATCGCCTGGCATCTGTGCTTGAACATCGGTCATCAGAAGGACATCCGGTCATTGTTTCTAACAGTGACACATCCCTGATCCGTTCGCTGTATCGCAATTTTACTCACCACTACATCAAGGCAAAACGCAGCATCGGCGTAGCAGCTGGTGAGAGTAAATCTGCAACTGAAATCATCGCTGTTTCCGGGCCGCGCTGCTGGGTGGGATTTGATCCTTCGCGTGGCGTGGATAGTTCAGCCGTATACGGAGTGCGTGCATGAGCCATGATGATATGAACAACTGCAGCGGCTTTAACGAGGTCGCCGCAGCATTCTCATGGAACAGCCCGAAAAAGGCTATTAACCCTTATCAGGACCCGGCGGAAGTTGCGCCGGTTTCTGCACTTTCAAACCTGATCACTCTGTACGCTGCCGATAACGAGCAGGAACAACTGCGCCGCGAGGCACTGAGTGATCAGGTCTGGGAGCGTTATTTCTTTAATGAATCCCGTGATCCTGTCCAGCGCGAAATGGAGCAGGATAAGCTCATTAGCCGGGCAAAGCTGGCGCATGAGCAGCAGCGTTTTAATCCAGACATGGTCATTCTGGCTGACGTCAATGCCCAGCCTTCCCATATCAGCAAGCCGCTGATGCAACGTATTGAATATTTCAGCAGCCTGGGCAGGCCAAAGGCTTATTCCCGCTATTTGCGTGAGACGATTAAGCCATGTCTGGAACGACTGGAGCATGTCCGCGACTGTCAGCTATCCACTTCTTTTCGCTTTATGGCAAGCCATGAAGGGCTGGATGGCCTGCTTATCCTGCCTGAAATGAGTCAGGATCAGGTGAAGCGCCTGTCTACCCTTGTCGCTGCGCATATGAGCATGTGCCTTGATGCCGCTTGTGGTGATTTGTATGCCACCGATGACGTTAAGCCAGAAGAAATCCGCAAGACATGGGAAAAGGTGGCAGCAGAAACCCTGCGACTGGATGTCATACCGCCTGCGTTTGAGCAACTCCGCCGGAAAAGAAACCGCCGTAAACCCGTGCCCTATGAACTCATTCCGGGGTCGCTGGCGCGTATGCTGTGCGCCGACTGGTGGTATCGGAAATTATGGAAGATGCGTTGCGAATGGCGGGAAGAGCAGTTGCGTGCTGTCTGCCTGGTCAGCAAAAAAGCATCTCCCTATGTCAGCTATGAAGCCGTGATGCATAAACGTGAGCAGCGCCGTAAGTCGCTGGAGTTTTTCCGTTCTCATGAACTGGTGAACGAAGACGGCGACACGCTGAACATGGAGGATGTGGTAAACGCCAGCAGCAGCAACCCGGCGCATCGCCGCAACGAGATGATGGCCTGTGTTAAAGGCCTGGAGCTTATCGCGGAAATGCGTGGTGACTGCGCCGTTTTCTACACCATCACCTGTCCGTCACGTTTCCATTCCACGCTAAATAACGGTAGGCCAAACCCGACCTGGACCAACGCGACAGTAAGACAAAGCAGCGATTATCTGGTCGGCATGTTTGCTGCATTTCGTAAGGCTATGCACAAAGCCGGGTTGCGCTGGTATGGCGTGCGGGTGGCTGAGCCGCATCATGACGGCACAGTTCACTGGCACCTGTTGTGTTTCATGCGCAAAAAAGACCGCCGCGCCATTACTGCATTGTTGCGTAAGTTTGCCATCCGTGAAGACCGCGAGGAGCTGGGCAATAACACGGGGCCACGCTTTAAGTCTGAGCTGATAAACCCGCGCAAAGGAACGCCGACAAGCTACATTGCGAAATATATCAGTAAGAATATTGACGGGCGTGGTCTGGCTGGCGAGATCAGTAAGGAAACGGGTAAATCCCTGCGTGATAACGCTGAATACGTTAATGCCTGGGCGTCTCTGCATCGTGTTCAGCAATTCCGCTTCTTTGGCATTCCGGGGCGTCAGGCTTACCGTGAACTGCGATTGCTGGCTGGTCAGGCGGCAAGGCAACAGGGTGACAAAAAAGCAGGTGCGCCGGTACTGGATAACCCGCGCCTTGATGCCATCCTGGCTGCTGCTGATGCTGGTTGTTTTGCCACCTACATCATGAAGCAGGGCGGCGTACTGGTTCCCCGCAAATATCACTTGATCAGAACCGCTTATGAAATCAACGAAGAGCCGACCGCCTATGGTGATCACGGTATTCGTATTTATGGCATCTGGTCACCCATTGCAGAGGGCAAGATCTGCACTCATGCAGTGAAGTGGAAAATAGTTCGTAAGGCCGTTGACGTTCAGGAGGCGGCAGCCGACCAGGGCGCTTGCGCCCCTTGGACTCGTGGCAATAACTGTCCCCTTGCTGAAAATTTGTACCAACAAGGGAAAGACAAATCAGCTGATGGGGATACCAGAACGGATATCACCCGCATGGATGACAAGGAATTGCACGATTACCTGCACAGTATGAACAAAAAAGAGCGCCGGGAACTGGCTGCAAGGTTACGCCTGGTGAAACCGAAACGGCGTAGAGACTACAAACAGCGAATTACAGATCATCAGCGACAGCAGCTCGTCTATGAACTGAAGTCCAGAGGATTTGATGGCAGCGAGAAAGAGGTCGATTTACTCCTTCGCGGTGGCAGTATTCCGTCAGGAGCAGGCCTGCGTATCTTCTATCGGAACCAGCGTTTGCAGGAAGATGATAAGTGGCGGGATCTGTATTAATTACGCGGGTTAACAATTCGTGCTCTTAATAATACCAGGCATATCAGGCTGATGAACGTAAAAAAACGTTTTACATCAGTAAGATTATTATATACTGTAAATATAAACAGTTGTTATGTATACAGTATTGCTTTGGTGTCATAGGAGGAAAGATGCAGGACTATTTTTTGGAGTCTTTGAAGCTCCAGCGCATTGATTTTTTTCTTAAGCTTGTAGCGGCTAGTGAATGTAGTGATGAAGAGAAGGGGCTGGCCCTGCAGTGGGTTTCTGAACTGACAGATGAACTCATGGCAAAAATCAGAACCCATGAATACAACCGCTCAATGGATGTCATCAGCTGAGGTGACTTTTATGCGCATTGAAATAATGATCGATAAAGAGCAGAAGATTAGCCAGTCTACACTGGACGCCCTTGAATCCGAGCTTTACCGCAATCTGCGCCCCCTGTATCCCAAAACGGTAATTCGTATCCGCAAAGGTAGCTCTAACGGTGTGGAACTGACCGGACTGCAACTGGACGAAGAAAGAAAACAAGTGATGAAAATTATGCAGAAGGTCTGGGAGGACGACAGCTGGTTACACTAGCGAACGTTGCGGACGATAAAACTGGTTTTTATCGTCCGCAAGGTTGAACAACGAGCCGCGTGAGGCGTTAGAAACAGGTAGTGAAAAGTGATTTAAGAATGCCTTGTTCCCCTGAAACTTTGGCCTATGCAACAACATTCGACAGCTTTCTTGATTATCATAAGTAACTTGAAGTTTAGGGACGATTCTGATGGTATACGTGAAAAATGTATCGTGTGTTGCTTTGGCAAAAAGGAGTTTTAGTGGACAACGGCTCAATCACCTTCTTTGATATTACTGCTTGTGGGTTTTATCGTTTAAAGAATAAACCCGAAGAGCTTGATTATAAATTCGGCGATCTTATGGGGGTTTTGGACGATTTAGAAGGGTGGCTCAAGGATAAAAATTTTGAGCAGACTCTCCCATGGAATAAAGAAGAACAACCTCTGCGAACACGAGTTTACAGTCGAGGCCTTGTGAGGGACAGCCAGACTAAAGATGCAGTAATTGTTTTATACCGTGAAGTGGGGAACGGTAACGGAATACATGGTATTAAGGTCGGTTCTAAAGTAAGTGGTGATAGTAAAGGAACCATTAGGGCGGGAAGAGAACATGGTGAGGATAAAATAATTTGGGGTGAACCCTGCTATTACTGGATTATTCCTGAGTTGAATAAAATAGCATCAATCAGATTCCCCCATTCTTTCGCTGATACTTATCTCTTCGCACAATACTTCATTCAGCATGTAAATAATAATAGTAAGTTAGGTAAAAGAACGAAATCTAAGCGTACATTTGAATCAGCTAAGACCCCTGGTCGTTGTGTGGATGTCTACAATACTAAGTTTCAATATAAAGATGGCAAAAATGAGATAAACTGTATCTTCAAGTTTGTATTGGAAGAAACAAAACTTAAAGCCGCTGAGGAAAACTTTGAAAGGTTAAGGCATAAAATTACACACACATTGATAAAGGATACAACGGTAATAAACCAAAATGACACAAGGCAACCATTGTTGAAGCTAACAAGTGTAGCTTTAGCATCTCTGGTGGGTGAAGAAAAGCGTAATAAGCTTATTGGGGCACCTCCTGTTTTGGAGCAGCCTCGTAAAATTGAAGTTAAAATTGACGGTGCACCATCATCGGATGAGCTTCGAAATCTCTTCTCAATGAGAGGTGAAGAGTCTGAATGGGATGTGGGTTTTTTACTGGCTGATCGTGCTAATCCGGTTTGGCTCAGTAGCTATGTAGCCAGGACTAAACTTCCTCTTCAAGATTCGGATGGGTTTGAGCATTATTCAGCGCGTTTTTTACTGGATGAAATAAACAAAATTCGTGATGATTTGATTAGTGAAGTAAAATATGCTGAGGAAGCATCCATTAAAGAATCTGAAGCTGCATCCACAAAAAAGATAGCGGAAGGTTGATATGACAGAAACGGAAGGTTTGATAATAACAGTTGCAAAACAGCAGGCGATTAATTTTGTTGCTGTTGTTTTGTGCTGCGTTATAAGCTATTTTTCGTTCAAAAGTTTTTCCTATAATGATGCAAAAGATATTTTAGGTGCGCTTATAAATATTTCAGCATCTATATTCACTATTGTCGGTTTATGGGTCGGTTTTTTATATCCGAATGCAATGAATAGTATTGTTAAGGATGATGTAAGTTATATAAAAAATGAGCATGACTCACCAAGAATAGAGAAATTAGTTTATACAATAATCACATCTGCTTGTGTTATGGCTGGGATTCTAATTTTCTTTTTGGTTAAGGCAGTGTTTTATGCATTACCTGTTTATCAAGCTAATAAAGACTTGTTTAAATACATTGGTATTTTCTTCATTTACTTTATTAGCTGGATGCAATTAAAATGCGTTATGAGCCTGATTTTGAGTAATTTACATTTTGTTAATCACTTACATGGACGTTTAGCAAAAGCGAAATTAGAACACTATGATGAATAAAGTGTTCGTATTGGCAGGAGTTACTGTGGATGTTTAACCTCAACAAGAGTAAGCCTCCTTTAACATGGGAATCACCGTTCTAACAAGCTTTGCATGTCTATGCTGCATGAATCCGCATGATCGTTTTAGGATCGTTTTTGCTGAGGTCCGCCAGAACTGGCGGGCTTTTGCTTATGTCATGCACCTGCATGAAAACCACTACATAAAGCGGGCAGGCGTGGCGGGGATACGAGCGCGCGCAACGGGTTGTCATTCAAACTCCAATGCTATAAAACTGTGTAATACAAACAACTAAAGTAGGTGGCCTCAGTGGAACTGCAAGCAAATGCTCGAACCTTAACAAACGTGTTATCTGTAAATAAAAAATATATAGTCCCTAGATTCCAAAGAGAATATTCTTGGGGGAAGGAACAAGTAAGTGAACTTTGGCATGATATAGTTTCCAATATTCATTACCAGGAGGATGGGCAGTATCAATATGATGAGTATTTCATCGGTGCTCTCGTTTTGGTCGGGCAGGAAACTAGCTCTGAGCTGATGATTGTAGATGGTCAACAACGTCTTACGACTCTTACTATATTGTTATCAGCATTATGTGATAAATTTAAGTTGATAAATGAGTTGGCTGTAGCTCAATCAATATATAATAATTATATATCTGGTATGGATGACGATGGCAGACCTTTTTTTAAATTAGTTAATGAAACTCCTAAGCCATACTTTCAAAACAACATTCAGTAGACTGGCCCCCTGAATCTCCAGACAACCAATATCACTTAAATAAGTGATAGTCTTAATACT